TCTGGTATTAAGAAATTGGAGATTAAATAATGGCTTTTTATTCAACTAAAACGTATGGACACAATCTTGGCTTGAGTGCTTGCTTCCGTCAGCCTCATGCTGATCACTCACATTGTCGATTCCTACACGGATACAGCTTGCAGTTTAAGTTTGTATTTGGATGCAATGAGCTAGACAACAAGAACTGGGTTGTTGACTTTGGCAGCTTGAAGCCTCTCAAAGCGTGGCTGGAAGAAATGTTTGACCATAAGATTGTCCTTGATGCAAAAGATCCTCACCTTAGCGATTTTGACATACTAGTGGAAAAGGGTCTTGCAGAGATAACTGTTCTCGAAGGTGTTGGTGTTGAGAAGTTCGCTTACCATGCATACAAATATGCTAACAACTTAGTGAAGCGAATGACTGATGGACGTTGCTGGGTTGAGAGTGTAGAATGCGCAGAGCATGGTGCTAACTCTGCAATCTATGAAGGAAATTAACGGTGAGTGATAAAGAATACGTTTACAGCGAGATCTTTTACAGTATTCAAGGCGAGGGACACTACACTGGTGTCCCAACCGCTTGGATTCGATTCTATCTGTGTAATTTGCAATGTGATGGGTTTGGGCAGAAGCATCCAACTAAGCCTGAGACTTATGAGCTACCATACGATGAGTTTGATGCTCACTCAGTAACTCGTGTTGAGGATCTTCCTGTATGGTCAAAAGGATGTGACAGCTCGTATACGTGGTCTAAGAAGTTCCGTCACCTTATGCATAAGGAGAGTGGTGCTGTGATTGCTCAGAAGGTGATCGACAGCATGAAGAACGAACACAATCCTGAAGGTTGGTTCCGCCATCCTAAGAGCAAGCAACACCAACATTTCTGTGTTACTGGTGGTGAGCCTCTGATGCCTCATGCACAGCAAGGTTTCTTGGATATCTACAAAGCTATGCGTGAGATGCCTGGCGGTCCTATTCCAGAGACTGTGTTTAATGCTGCATCTAACATTCCTGCATCTGTTACGTGGGAAACTAACGGCACTCAGAAGCTAACCAAAGATTTCAAAGAGTTTGTTGGTTCGCCTTTGTTCATGTCAGAAGCATTCTTCTCCGTGTCACCTAAGCTATGGACTGTTGCTGGTGAGAAGCGTGAGAAGGCTATCCGTCCTGATGTTGTTGCTGAATACTATCAGCTATCCAACAAAGGTCAGCTAAAGTTTGTTGTGGGTCAGACTCAAGAAGAGTGGGATGAGCTTGATGAGGTGATTGAGCTGTTCCGTGCTGCTGGTGTGGATTATCCTGTAACAATCATGCCTGTTGGTGCAAGAGAAGAAGAGCAGTTTGCTACTGCTGGTGACGTGGCTAAGATGGCTTTCCAGCGTGGCTACAACGTCTCTGGTCGTATGCATGTCTATCTGTTTGGCAATGCTATCGGAACGTAACAATGACACCGGAGCTTAGAGAACGGCTTCACAAACACGTGCAGGAGGCGGCCAAACTATGTGAGGGCCGCCTTCCCGCCCATCCCAGCCACCCGCATGGTAGAATCCCAATCGCACACATCTATGATGTAATCCAAGGCATAATGGAAAAGCCTGCACGTGAGTGCAGAGATTCCCGCTATGACGAAATCCTTGAGATTGTTAAGTTTTGTGTTGACCATGCAGAAGAAATGTCTATAATTAGACAGATCAAACATCTATACGAACCTGAACCTAAGGTTCAACCTTCATCATTAGAAGATTTTATGTAAAGGACACTTAATGGCTATTTCCGAAATTATCAAAGGTCGCCTATATCACAATGGTCGTCGCTATTGGGCAAACGATAACATCTCAGAGTTCATTTATCCTGGAGAGCGTGATGCGCTTATCGATGAGCTTACTGAGAAGTTTGAGGGCGTTCTTGATTCGTTGCTGATCGATCGTGAGACCGATCCTAACTCTAAAGGCACTGCTCGTCGTCTTGCTAAGATGTATATTAACGAGACTTTATCAGGGCGGTATACTCCTTCTCCGCCGGTTACAGCGTTCCCTAACGATGACGCTGATACTCGATACGGTGGGATGATTGTTGTACGTTCTGAGCTGCTTTCTATGTGTTCTCACCACCACCAACCTGTCAAAGGCGTTGCATACATTGGCTTGATTCCTGGTGTTAAGGTGATTGGTCTGTCGAAGTATACTCGCATTGCACAACACTGTGCACGTCGTGGCACTCTGCAAGAGGAGCTGACTCAAGACATCTGTAATGAGATTGTCAAGGCTACTGGAGCTAAGGATGTTGCTGTATACGTCCAAGCTACTCACGGTTGCTGTGAGAATCGTGGCATCTTGGCACATAGCTCGTTGACTCAGACTTGTGAGCTACGAGGCCAGTTCTTCAATCCGTCTGTCAAGAATGAGTTCTTGGACTACATCAAGATGCAGCAACAATTTGCTGGTAATCGAACTTAACTGTTGACTTTAAAGCAAACCCCACCTATACTGGTGGGGTAACGCTTATGGAGAGCACACAAATGCGGAACGCTAAGATCAAAGAACAGCAACAACTGGAATTCTTCTCGGTAGCAACAACTATGTCTCGCGATGAGCTAGTTGCATATTGCACTAAGATGATTTTGGAAGCTCGCGCTCCTAATCATACAATGATTAACCAGTTGACATCTTTGAGTAAAGATCGTATTATTCTTGCAATGAACAACTTCATTATGAAAGGTCATGGCTATGGAGTTAAGTAATGGTTAAATTGAAAGCGTTCAAACCCAATGGCAAGACTTGTAACTGGCCAGGCTGTTGTAATGAAGCTGTTGATACGTCCTTGTCTGTTGTAAGTAAAACTAAACACTGCATTAAACACCACCTTCGCAAGATGTCGGGACGGGTGAGCACTCAATGGAAACGGGATAGTTATCGAGAACATCTCAAGCCTGTTTGTAAAATGTCAGGGCGGAGGTGGTGTGAAGTTTACAAAGATGTAAAAGCTGGCTTTGAATATCTGGGTAAAGAATATACTCAAGTGGACCTTGTTCGTCGTACTTGCCAGCAATTTGATGTTGACCATATAGATGGTAACCACTATAATAACCATCCTAGCAATCTACAAACTCTTCTGAAAACAATGCACAAGCTCAAAACTGATGTGATGGGTGATGCTAATCCAACGAGGTACAAAAAATGACTAGATTGACAGAAGAATGGACCGATACTCTTGATGAGGCGTTTGGTGATAAAGGCACTAAAGGTCGCGTTGGTGAAGAGTTCCTTGCTAAGATGTTTGATTCTTGGGGTTGGGAATGGCGGCGAAACGAATCTGATCGAAAGGCTCAATTGGAAGGTCGCGATATCGAGTTCAAAGCCCCTCAATGGGCTAGGTTCATTTCGGGCGATGTAAAGAATAACATGAATCAATATGGAACATTTGAGATCCATAAAGATTGGTTATTCAAAGTAAAGTGTGATCGCATCTTCCATGTCAACCCTGAAACTGGTTGGGTTGTGTGGTATGGTGTTGAAAATATGCGTAGATACTATGATAATAGTAAAGAGAAGATGGTAATTACGACTAAAGATCGCTTGGCGATTATGTCAGCTCGAAAGGTAAACGTATGATTAAACAAACAAACAAAATCTGGGTGAAGTTCAGCAAAGAAGGGATCCATAAGTATCCTGCAGCTTTGACTGATCCTGATCTTACCGATGTTAGCTTTCTAGGCTATCCACATCGTCACATCTTCCACTTCAAGGTCGCTATTGAAGTGTTCCATGACGACCGTGACATTGAGTTCATTCTGTTCAAGCGTTGGCTTGAGTCGTTGTACTCTGCATCATGGAATGGAGATGCTACTTTGCAGTTGGATTATAAGTCTTGCGAGATGATCTCGGATGAGCTTGCCGCCAAGATCAATATCAAGTATCCTCGCCGTGACATTGTTATCGAAGTGTCAGAAGATGGTGAGAATGGTTCTTACTCTGAGTACAAAGCCCTAGACGTCGATTGATATAAATAAGGTAAAGTAAACCTTACGAGGATGGGATCCATGAAGACTTTTAAAGAAATCAGCGAAGAGATCAGTGGCACTGCTGCTGCTAAAGCAAAGCTCAAAGATGTAAAGAAGGGTGCAACGCTCTCTTTCACACACCACAAGCACGGCGAGTTGTCTGGTGAATACCAAGGCTTGAAGCGTATGGGTGGTCGTTCTTATGCTCACGTAGAAGTCAAGAAGCATGGAGCTTTCTACGTCCCTCCTCACCAAATTAATCACTAATCTGGTTGACTAACTGTTTGAATTGAACTATAATTATAGGCAGATTAACTTCTGCCTATTTCTTTTAACTATGGAGATACTATGACTGACTTTTGTCACATTACACCAACACCGTATCTGGATCTGTTTGCATCTGGACGGTCACACCACTTAGTACTAGCTCACTTGATCGAGGAAGATGAGCAATACGCCAACTGGTATGCAAAGATGCCTCGAGATGAAAACACAATTGTAATTATGGATAACTCTGCTTTCGAGATGTACAAGCAGGGTAAACCTATGTACGACTCCAGCAAACTAATGCAGATGGCTAACAAGGTAAAAGCTGACTACATTGTGATGTCGGACTATCCTGGTGAGCCTGCACGTAAGACAGTTGAGGCTGCAATGGAGTTAGCACCTAAACTTAAAGCGTATGGCTTTGGTACATTCTTCGTACCTCAAGCAGAGATCGGTAACATTCAAGGCGTGTTGGATGCATTTGAATGGGCTGCTACCGCTGCTGAGGTTGACTACATTGGCGTGTCGATCCTTACTGCACCTAATATGTTTGGTGTTGAGAAGGGTAACAAGCTGCAGCGGTTCTTGTCTCGTTGGAAGCTGATGCGCTTGCTTGAAGATCGGGGTATTCTTGAGCAGATCTCTGAGAATGGAAAGAAGATTCACTTCCTTGGAATGGTTGATGGTCCTAACGAGATTGGTCTAGTGTCTCGTTGGATTAATTACATCGACACATGGGATAGCTCTGCTGCTGTATGGGCTGGTATGTGTGATATTGAGTTCGACGACTCGCCAACTGGATTGATTGATGGTAAGAACGAGATTGAAGTTGACTTTGATCATAATTCTGCTACAATTACGCAGATTGCTTCTGCGTTGAAGAACATTCGTTACATTGATGATCTAATAGGAAGTCCAAATGGAAAATACTGCTAAGTACAAATACAATGAGTTGAGCTCGCTAGAACAAATCAAAGCGTATATTGATAGCACTTACGGTCAGCATTATGTTGGCGATGGTGATGTGCAAACTGTAGACTTCTGGCGATCTCTTGGATCGCTGGAGACTACTGCTCGTGATACTGCTATTAAGTATCTCGCTCGCTTTGGTAAGAAGGGTGGGAAGAATCGTAAGGATCTTCTCAAAGCTGTCCACTACATCGTTCTAATGATGTATGCTTTAGATCTTGAGGAACAAGGAAAATCGCAATAATGATTAATATTGGATCAAAACTATTATCAACGTCACAACTTACTAATGTTGAGCCCCAAGACATTCAGCCTAACGCTGTCGACCTGCGCTTAGGTAAAGTGTTCTACATTACAGCCAACGAGTTTGTAATCGATGAAGAATGCAAGATTCATCGTGGCAGTGTAGAAGTAAAGGTTGATGACGATGGATACTACAGGCTGGAACCAGG